AGCATCATTTCCCCTTAGCCATGTAAGCGGTCATGCCCATGTAAGCACCGATGACACCGGCTTGGCCTATATAGAACAGCCCAAATAGATCAGATAACGCTTTGATCCTCGCGTCTGGGAAAATAGGCAAGAAAACAGCGGCGGTAAAAAATAGCATAGACCCCATAGAGACCCAGGCCATTCTGCGCTGGGCGTCTGCCTTCTCATGCTTAGACAACGCTTCAGAAGCGGCAATTTCTGCATCTGAAACCACACCATCACCATCTAAATCCAGATCGTTGTGGGTGCTATTCTTTTCCAGTTTTTTCTGTACCATTTTACTTCCTCAGTAAGGGATTATCCAAAGCCCTTTGGAGTTTCTTGTCCTGACGCTTCTCAAAAGCGTCCAGTTTTGAGTCAATACCGTTTATTTTAGCGTCAAAACGCGCTGATGCCGAAGAAACAATGTCGCGAATGGTCTTTTCAGCCTGTCTCAACGCTTCTCTTGTCTCTGCGTCCAGTGTTCGAGAGCGTTTATCCACGCCAGAGATCCCGGCATACAGCTTAGTGGCGTCATCGCGCACATCTTGACGAGTATCGCGCACAATTTCTTGTATTTCCTGCGTTCTGTTCCGTAAAGACGACATTTCTTCGTCTAAAACTACCATTTTTTCGTCTAAGACGGCCAGTTTCTTGTCGAAACCACTTAAATCAGGCGCAGAATACGACGAAATCTTCTTTTTCATGGTCATATAGTCTTTGTAGACCTCAAAAGCGCCGTACAAACCCCCAACCAGCGTAGATAACGCCAGAAATACGGCCACCATCTTGCCGCCCTTGAATTTTACGCCTGCAAATTCAACTTCAGCCATATCAACGTTTCCAATCCAGATCTACAAGAGCGTTGTGCGCCCCGTTTGATCTGCCGAACAGGGTATAATTCTGCATACGGTCAACCATAGATGGGCCGTCGGGCACGGTTTCCGCGTTGAAAAACGTGGCTGCTGTCGCGTCCTTGATCGCAACTCCGGTCGCAATCTTCCCCGACAGCAAATTCATAACGACCAGCGTCGTAGTCTGGCTGGCCGCAGAATATCGCTGACTAGGAGCGATCTTTTTCACCACACGCTGCGCGGCGGCTTTGACCTTCTGTTGGCGAGTCTGGCGAGGGGCAGCGGGTTGTTCGCGCTCACGCGCGGGAGCCGCCTCCCGTGTTTCTGGTTCTGGCCCCGATTCTGGTTGTGGCTCTGGCTGCGGCTCTGGCTGCGGTTCCGGTTCCGCCGCCTGTACCTCTGCCTCGACTTCGGCGGTGGCGGCTGCTTCTTCCTGCTGCTGCTGTTCCGGTGGCGGGGGGGCAACCGGTTCGATTGTCGGCGGCGGTGGTGCTGCCGGTGCCTGCGTTTCAAGCGTTGCGGTAACTGTCGTGGCAGGGGGCGGAGGTCCAGCCGTCTGGGATGCCGCAACAGTTCCAGTGGCAGGGGGCGGAGGTGGTGCTAGAGATGCCGTCACGATCTCGGTGTCCTGGGTTATCTGGTCCAGTATCTGCTGCTCGACCAATTGTTCGTATGAGATGGTAAGAGCAGAATTCGAAAACTTCGGCCCAAAAAACCCGGAGTGAAACCCTGCGTCGATCCCAAATAGAGAGAAGCTTCCCGTCAAAATACCAAAACTGTTTTGGGGAAACGTGTCTGTGAAAGAGAACGCCCGCTCCCCGGAGAAATCCAGTTCAACCTCATGGCTGAAACTGCCAGCAACGGAGTTCCCGTCCAAAAGCGTGATGCCTAACGTAAAAAGATCGCGGCAGTCGCTGCCCTGCGTGATGCTGGTGCATGTAGCAAGCGTAGCGTTACTCGGATGGCTGTCCACGGTAACCGCGCTGTTAAGGGTAAAGCCTCTGCGAACCTCGTCCTCGGTCAAAGGAACGTCAAACGTGCTCGTATAAGTTCCACCGCCAGCCGTAGCGTTGCCTGTGCAGAACTCGCCGGAGCTACAGCCTCTCGCAGAACCAGCCGATGTCGTAGATCCGCTGGTGCTGAATTCAGACAGATTTGGAAGGACATTGCCGGTAACAGCCGGTTCAGCAAGCGCGGGGAGCGCGGTCAACAGCAGGAGGGCCAACCAACGCATCAATCGCCCCAATCCTGATTATGTTCGTCGTCTGCTTCATCGGGCGCTGGGGCTAATTTTTCCTTACCTCCCTTGACCCGCACTGCCACACGAATAATCGAACCATCGGGGGATTTATCAGGATCAGCCAGCCATTTTTCCTTCGCCGCATCGCCAATAGCCCCAAGGAAAGGGCACGGAGTCCCTGCCATCCAAAGGGCGTTCCACACACGCAAATCCTGACACAACAACGATATACCTGCCACCTTGAGACCCATTCCATATACAGATCGCGCGAGTTTAATCCTCTCGCAGTTCAGGTCCCGGGTGGTTGCACCGCCGCTAATACCAAACAGGCTTGTCTGCAACGCGCCACTGGTGCCGGTCTGGCAGATATCGGAGTTATTGACAACGATGCTGGGACTAGAGGCAGTTGGCGGGGCCTTATCAACTACTGTTGAACTGCTCACCGTGGCTGAAGTTACGGTATCTGTCGCGTAAGCTGCCCCGGTGGACAGAACTAACGCAAAAGCGACCAGCCCAATCCACCGTGACATAGCTAGATAACGCCTTTTTCCTTCAGTAGGAAACCGACTGCGCCACCAATAATGCCAATAATAACGACAATAGGCTGGCCGATAAGAACGCCGATTCCCACAACTCCACCGCCAAGAGCGGCATAGCTGGAAGGCTCTTTCATTCGACTAAAAATCCAGTTCATCTGTAGATCCCTTGTAAAACTAAGAAATTTTGAAAGTGCCGCCCCGAATAGCCTTACCCATGCCACGGTTCTTACCCGAAACCACGGAGGCTTTTGCAACATTCGGGGTTTTCTCATCCTTTGCATCGTTGTAAGGAACATAACCCTGATCCTTGACTACTATGCCCTTTTTAGTAACGTTTGAAGATTCTTTTGCCATAGCGGTCTCCTATCAACCTTGTTGTTTCATAAGTTCGCGTTCGCGAGCAGCTTGTATCCGCGCCGCCACGATATCTTCCTGAGACTGTATTCTTTCTGCACCCAACTGAGCCGTGTTCTGAGCTTTCTGCTGGTCGAGAGACAGACGAGCTTGGTCTATCTGGTTTTCGGCGGCATCTCGTTGCGCCCGAAGTTCTAGATCCTGCTGCTTCAATGCAATAAGAGGATCTGGTTCCCCGCCACCGCTAATCTGTGTGCTTAAAGATTTAACTTCTTGCATACCTTGAGCAACCAGTTCGGCTACCATACCTTCAATTTCCACGGCCTGTTGCTCGTTCGGAGGCTGGCCTTGAAGCTGCTGCTGCATCTGAGAGGCAACCTGTTCTTTGGCCTTTACCGAAACGTGCTCCATGACATGCTTCTGTAAAGCCATGGCTACAACAGGCATTTGAGAAACCATGGGAGACGAACCAAACACAAGATGCGCCATGATGTGGGCATCGTGGTTCTGACCCTGAAACACGGTTAGAGGCAGGTTCTCCAAAGATTCCGAGTTTTCCAGCGCCGGATCTTTAGGAGTGGGCTCCCCCTGTTCTACGGGTTTGAGTATAGCGTCTACGTCTTTGACACCAACCGCCCTATACATCCTGCGATACGCTTCATACAAGTTGTGAAGCTCTGGCGCAGATTGCGCCAACTGTAGCTCTGTTTGTGCAAGGGTAACTCTTTGTGCCATTGAGAAGATATTTGGGTCTGACACCGGGACCACATCAACCCTATCATCGAAATCCTCCGCTTTTACGGTGCGTTCGGCACCTACAACATTGTACGGGTATTCCGGCGGCAGGTATTCGCCAAAGACGCTAGCCAGAAGCTCAAACTCTTCTTTTTGGGCATAGTGAAGCCGCTTGTGTATGGCGGACATTACTTTCGCGCCCTGCTCCAGCATGGCTATGGTTGTTCCAACCGCAGCCTGTTGGTTGCCGTCCCCTACTTGTAGATTAGAAACGGCTGCAAAACGCTGACCGGCCTCGACACAGAAGCCCATCAACTGGAACAGGGTCTGATCCGCACCCTTGTAGGGCAGGAGCATCAAGGATTCGCGGATAGCACCACCGGGAGAATCCACATCCCGGAACTCGCCCGGAGACAGTGGCTCATCGTCATTGCGTATGCGTAAACCGCGAGTTTTGAAACCCGCAGGAAGGTTGGAAAGCGTACCAGCGTCAATAAGCTGTCGAAGTGCAGCCGTTGCTGTACGGCTTAGACCACCAATCATGTGGATCAGACCAAGGCCGTAGAACCCAAATCCGGGCAGGAACTTGAAATGCACGAAGTACTGGTTCTTCTTACGCGCAGGATCGTCCGGTCTGTAGTTCCTACGGATGCTTAGAATTTTTCCGTTGTTCTCGGATACCGTAACAACATAGGGAAGCTTTATGCCGGTGGGCTCTCCATCATCCCCTATGTCTTCATAGCCCTCCAGATCTAGGTCAACGTGGCATTCCAGAAGCGTGACTTCTTGGTCCAGGTGATTGGGTGTAATGCCGGATATATCGTCCATCTCTTCTTGGACATCGGACGGGTCAGACTGGGACGCAGACACTTCTATATCGCGATAGAAGCCAGCTACCTGTTTCTTACGAAGTTCGTTCTCGCTAATCTGGATAACGTGCGTGACGTTCTCGGAGGTTTCCAAATCTGTTGCGGTGTACGGAACAATCAACTGTTCCGCAGGCACAAACTTGCTGACGGCGCGTTCCAAAAACTCGTCGTAGTAGACCTTTTTGAAGGTAGAACCCGACAACGGTAAATAGAACAGCATCTGGTCAAATTCCGGCGTGTACTCTTTCATCACGCACGTAATCTGATAATTCATAAAGTGGCGAACGCGATCTGCTTGGCTATCTGCCTCTGGTGTAACGTCGCCCAAAACCTCTGTGCGAACAGGTCCGCCAGCGGGAAGAAGCTCTCCAAAAGCCTGCGCCTGAAACTGGGTTACAGCTTCCGCAAGAAGCGGATGTGTTACGCCGGTTGCGCCTCGAAAGGGCTCCGAACGCTCCTCATATTTGAAGCCAAGAAGCTCCAGTCCAGTGCGATAGGCGTCTTCCCAATCCTTGCGACCGTCTTTATTGGCTTCGTACTGCTCCATAAGCTCCGACGAAACCATGGACGAAACCCGGTCTTCGATGGTCTCGGCTAGATTGTCGTAAAAGTCGCCCGTATCCGGCGCTTCCATGCGCGGATCGAAATCCACTACAACGCCGCCGTCGTCCTCCAGTTCGATACTAAGGTCCGGGGTCTCTATAATGTTGGCATCGTCCAACAGGACCTCCGCATCGGGACCGGCCTCCAGGGATGCCGGGGGTATTTCGTCGCGGCGCTCTACAAGGGATGCCGTGCCAAAGTTACTGCGAGGAAGTGGGTTTCTAGCCATGTTTACCTACGCCTCAAAGACATGAGACCGCCGTTCGCCATGGGCTCTAGCTCCAACGGCCCCGTAGGATACCGCGAGGGTACGTACTCCAGTGTTTCGCCGTAGATCCCGGAGTTGTCGCCGGTATAGTATCCAAAACCGTCCTCCTTGGGAATTCTACGCAATGGGCCACGTTCTTCGTCGGTCCAAGGTAATCCGGTAGCCGGATTAGTCGGCTCGACAAAGGGACCTCGGTCCATCAGGTCCTTACCGAATTCTCCTCCCTGCTCTTGTGGCGGAGGATAAAAATCACCCGTTTCCGGTTCGTAGCCGGGGAAGTCCTTCATTCCCTGTGGCGGAACCTGCATTTGTGGCGGAACCTGCATTTGTGGCAGAACCTGCTGCATCGCAGGCTGCTGTAGCACCTGATCCGCGCCCTGAATGAGGTTACGCATGAATCCCTCAAACCCCGACTGCTCCATCGCATCGGCAAGTTGCTCGGCGCGAGCCGTATTCTCATCCGCCATGGCTTTAAGAGCACTCATATTCTTGTAGAGGAAAGCGTTCAATTCCGCCGGAGACAACGCCAAGGCTTTCTGAAGACGAAGATAGATTTCCGTGTTTGCATTACGGGCATCGCCGCCTTCCTGCATTCCAACAGGCCGAAAGCCCAGCATGCCGCCGTCGCGCATTCCAAGTGCTTGGCGGTATTGCTGTGCCGCCGCCATGCCTTCCGGCGTGTACGGAAATTCGCGTCCCATTACATTAGGCATTGCCTTTTCCTGTTTTCTGTGATTCCAACAAACTTACTGTACTATCATTAAACAAATCGCGAAAGACTTGTTTACCGTCCACCGCCGAACTTCAATCTATACCGAAGCATTGCTTCCGTCGCGCTTTTTCCGCCAATCGGGTTCTTGTAAGAACCCGTCGCGGAAAGGTTTCCGCCCAAACCAAACAGATTATCTACGTTATACGAGCCTTGAATTGACTTTTCCGTGCCAACGTTGCGAACGTCGGTCAAGTTGCCCTGCAAACCTAAACGACCCGGACCTACCTTACCCTCGTAGCCCGCACTATACGTCGTTACATTTGGAGATTGGGCCGTGGGCCGTGTTTCGTCAAACATTCCCTGCGGTTGATATTGCGTTTGAAACTCGCGACCAACGCCACCGGTTAACGCACCACTGTCCACGGGCAGACGAAGATTAAGACCTACGTTATCCGTCTGATTGTCGAAGCGAGTGTTTTGAAAATTCTGCGCGAAACGCGGGTCTACAACATCCTGGCTGGAGCGGTTGCGGTTTGCATGCAAGTTTACGGGACCTAGGCTTATCTGACCGCCGTAGGCCGTGGTCCGTGAGTCCTGATTACCGGGCTGCGTAGACTGCTGATAGTATCCTTTAAAAGGACCTATGCCGCCCTCAACAGTGTCCGTGGTCCGTGGGCCACCGACACCTCTGTCCCTGTCCTCAAATTTCCGCGAGTAACGAAGAAGATCTGAACCAACAGACAAGGATGCTATGTCGGGCCGTCCAATTTCTCGGTACGCTCGCACAGCTACTTCAGGGAGGTTTGGATCCTTGGGGACAAGAGCAGCGGCACCTTCCAATTTTCCAGGACCCGCCCTTAATCGACCACGGCCTTCGTAAGCACGAGACGTGAACAGAAGGTACTCTGCCGTCGAAAGTTTTGTTAGATCAGGTTTTTCTTGGTCAGCCATAATTTAACCTATCACTATTCCCTATCTACGCCGAGGTCTTTTCGCGTATACAACAGAGACTCAGCAAGCTGATCATACGGAGCCCGACGCCGTCGTTCGCTAGGGGTCATGTCCCGTCGTCTCTCAACAAGGCGGGCTTCTGCCTCGCCCACTAATCTCCGATAGGTTTGGAAAGGAGTTAATTTTTTTCCGGTTTTAGGGTTTACAGGACGGTCTACACCTGTCCCTCTGCCAAATTCTCGTGGCGTACCACCGGTTTCAAAGCCCTCTCTGTGCTGTATTGCATGTTGGAGTTCGTGCAATGCAGTAGAACGAAAAGCGTCGATGCGTTCTTGCTCGGTATTTCCCATGTCTCTCCGAACGGCCATCGCGTTCCGGATGGGGCTATAGTAACCGTAAAGATTTCTAGCACCTGTAGAAGTGCTTTCCATAACGGTGTCGCCTATCGGACGATCAAGCAGTGGATATTGCTCACGAACGGTTTTGGCGCGGCCACCTGGAACTTCGATTATAGGAAGGCCCTTTTGCATAAGATCCTGTAACTTGGACTTCTGTTTTAAGAGAAGGTTATACTGTTCCCTAAAAACAGGTTCTGTTAAATCACCTCTTCCGTACTGCACCTGAAGCTTTTTTGTTGCCTCGTTTATATTAGAAATGTCTCTAATAATTTCTGCTAACGGTCGCATAGAACGACCGCCACTGTAGGCTTTGTTCAACTCGTCGTGCACAAGAAGCTTGTCTATCTCAGGACCGTACCCCGTTTGTCCAGAGCCCTTCTTAACGCGACCCGTTTCTGTCAGATATAGTTTTAGAGCGGCAGGATCTGTAACAGCGACAGAGGCCTCATCCGGTACTTCAAACCTCCACTTTCCCATGGGATTACCGTCGCGGTCGTTATACCGGAACCAATCCGTCTGATCCCGGATTTCGTCGCGCGAGTGGCCCTTTGCGGCCATCTTTTCGGCTACTTTAAGCGCATCCAGATCCGCAGTGGCGGCATTGCGCCCTGCAAACATGCCCAAAACAGCGCCGGGACCCTTTACAGGAGCTAAAAGACCCGCCGCGCCCATCATCGCAGGCGTCAAAAGAGGGTCGTAAGCCACCACGCGCTTCTGTTCCGGGTCGTAAAAATGCAGGGCACCACTCCAACCCGCGTTTATACCAGCGCGTTTCTGATCCTCAAGCAAAGTGCCGATACCCTTTACAAGGGCGTCCGCCGTCTCGCTGCGCTTTTTGCCGCTGGATATCAGTTCTTCAAGGAACTCATACGCGGACTTTGGTCCTTGGACCACGGGCATGTATTCAATGCCGCGTTCTACAGGGCCGTACACACCCGGAGTGGTGGTCGGGTAGTGCATTCCGTCCGCTTCGGTGTACGTCGTCTTCGATGGCGTGATGACTTCGCGGCGTTCAGGGGTAAATGCATCGACTAACGGACCACTGAGCATGTTGAAGAACCCAAGTATGCCGGGAGCGGTCTTCTCCGGGGTCCTTCCATACTCATACTGGATCTTGGGGTCAGACATCAGACCAGTCCTCCTACTCGCGCGTCATCATACAAGGGCTTGTCTACAAAGCCGCCTGCGGCTTTCTTTTGCGGCCTTCTTTCTTTAATTGCAATTATTATATTCCCTTTTCTCTGAACACCACCCTTTCCAAAAATTCCTTCTATTTCAGGGATGTATTCAGAAGTCTTTCTATTATTTTGCCACCCCTTAGTGGTTTCTCTTCCTACCCCCGTACCGGATCCCTCATAAATCTGAAAAAGAACCTTGCCACCTTCCTTTGTGTAATCATAGGATTGCTGGATAACACTCTTTCTTGCTTCAGGTTCTTCAATGACATTCAATATATTTGCTGCTGTTGCTGAATCCGTACCCCCTATTTCTCGTATACGATTGAGCACTTCTTCATTATGTTCCGGGCTTCTATTAAACTTGTCAAAAACAAGATTTTCAACCCCTCTTTCGTTCCGTAAATAGTCCGTACCTAAATCAAATCTTCCACCCCCAATATCTAAATTTACCGAGCCTTCCTTCAGATCAAATATTTCAGGTTTCTTGAATACCGCAGCTATTTGTTTAATTGATGTGTCCTTTGAAGATATCCGCTGCGAAGGTTCCGGCTCCGGTTGCTCCATACCAAAAAGGTCCCTGAAATAACCAAGGCCCGACTTGTCCATGCCAAACAATTCGTGGGTCTTGGTCTCCTTCAGGTAGTCGATAAAATCGCCCACAAACTTCTTGTCTTCCGGAAGCAGGTCATAGCCCATCTGGGCAAGCTGGATAAGCGGGAACACCCTGCTCCGCATCAGGCTTCCGATACCACGGAGCATGTGGCCTTTGCTCTTGGGCCGCCCGTCCGGCTCTTCAGGAGAACTCGAAATGACTTCGGGTAAATTAGGCTGGTCCGGGAACCGTGGTTCTTTAGGGCTGACTTTGTTTCCTGCGATAAGGACTTCTAATTCACCCTCTGTACCCTTTCCCGGACGTAGAACAGCGTTTGGCGCTGCTAATATATCGACTTTATTAACCGTATAGGCTTGTAAAGACGGGTCTTCTAACCTTTTAGCCCAAGGCAAATTCAGGGCCCCAGAAAAGTTTGGGTCCAACGTAAATGATAAAGGTTCGTCACCCCGTAAGCGGCCTATCCGATACACCGTGAGTACGTCAGGGTTCTCGGATAACGCTTGTTGAGTGGCCTCATAAATTTGCCGCCGGACCGCGACCAACTCAGCCTGGGTCGTGGCTTCGGCTGAAGTTTCATCTGCTTTTAATTCTCGTAGATTTTCTAAAGCAAATTCATCGTCATTTGAAACAATGGCCCTGATGGTATCAGGACTATCCGCATATCTTACAAGTGCCGCGCTTTCATGAAGTTTAAACCCAGGATTAGTTATATCAACGGGTAAATTAGGCTGGTCCGGGGGCGTGGTGCGTGGTTCGCGCAAATCAGAAACAGGAACTTCCTGCCAGTCCAGAACAGCACGATGTTTATCCGACTTCGGACGGAATACATTGCCCCGATACACCGAAACGATGTCTTTAATCGGAATCCGCCCGCGAACTCCAAACTCTGATGCGGCTCCATACGTCTGAGGAACAGCGCTGGAAGGCTTTCTTATACCTACTACATACGCAGAAGATTCCGGCAGAGCCTTAAAGTCTCGGGGAGCAAAATCGTGAGCGTACATCTCAGCCGTCCGGGGATCGGACGAAAAAATAGTTAAGCCCTTCTGGGATTCTCCTATGTTGTACTCGCCCTTGCTTTCCAAAAACCCTTGTTCTAAAAGATTCTTGTACTCTCCGCCGCTCATACCACGCCAGATCATACCCTCCTGGGATTCTGGTGGGACCCTACCTAAACCTAACTTATTTTCAATACTATCTGGATGTAGGTAGTCAGCCATCAAAAAGCACCTTCATACAAGGGCTTGTCTACAAAGCTGCCACGGGAGGGCGCTATCAAACCGCTGCTGATATACTTGGAAAGGGCCGTGGCCCGTGAAGCGGTCTCCGCGCCGGAAGGTCCGGGAACCAGGATGAAGTCACCAAGATCCAGTGCCTCCTGCAAAGGATCTTCCGGCCTGTAGAGTCCCTGTTCTCCCACCCGTATTGTCGGGTACAGAACCTCCCCACCAAGATCCTCCACATAATTGCTGGCCGTTCGTACCGTCTCGTTACGCTCCGTGGTCGGCGTCGAAGGGTCCATGGCACGAAGAAGCCATGCAGGCTTGGGATCCGGAATAAGAGACGATAACGCAGTTTCATCAGCCATAATAACTCCGGATATAGGTGGACGGCTCCGTGTCTACCCAGTCGTCGCTCGGAAGTTGTACAAAATTGCCCTGACGATACCGCATCAAAGCCTGCGTGGTGCTGTCTACAAGGTCGTCATGCTCGCCATTCGGAAATGCCGCACACTCCTCAATGACCTCGTCCGCCCAACGTTCGTCCGGTGCCCATATCATACCACTCTCAAACAGTGGCGACACAGAATGGACCCGTGTCAACTTATCATTGCCCTTACTGGGTGTAAAGTTCACAACAGGTATCCCCAACTGCCGCAACTCCTGCGTCAGCGGGGTCCCCGACGCCTTGGCCTCAATAATGACCGTCTCGGGCTCCCAGAAATTGTACTGATCCAGAGCCTCTTTCTTTAGATCCGGAAAATCCCAGCGCCCCTTCTTCGAATCCAGCAAAATCAAATTAGCCGGACCCTCCTGCTTCGGGTAAAATACCCCCCACGTCGTAATGGCAGAGTAATCCGCAGTCGTCGCCTTGCTAAACGCCGTGTCGTAACTCTGTATTACATATTCAAGCTGGGGAACCTCCTCCTCCTCCCAACGCTTCCACCACTCCTTCTTGATGATAGCGCCTTCAGCCGACGTAGGGTTCTGCTGCCACTGGGCATTCCACTTGGCAACGGACAACGAAGCACGGACACCCTCAAGCTCTTCCGTCCTCCAGTACTCCGGCCAACACGCATTCCCGGACGGCATCAATGCAGGAAACTCAATTACCTCCCACTTGTCCGAATTGTCGTCGTACCCCTGGGCCTTGAGTACCTTCTCCGTCAAATCGCGTAACGACCACCGCGTCATCACGATTACAATAGCTCCCCCAGGCTGCAAACGCTGCCGGGGACCCGACGTGTACCACTCATACGCATGATCCATTGCAGTGTCCGATAACGCATCCTGCTCGGAATGCGGATCGTCAATAATCAAAAGATCCGCTCCGCGACCGGTTATCGCGCCTCCAACACCTGCCGCGAAGTACTCCCCACCATGGTTCGTGGACCACCGGCCCGCAGCCTTGCTGTCAGCCTGTAGGTTTACAGAATCAAATATATTCTGGTACTCGGTCGTTGCAATGAGATTTCTAACTTTACGGCCAAAGTTTACAGCTAGCTCCGCAGTGTGGGTGGTTTGGATTATTTTTGTTTTTGGAGCACGGCCAATGATCCACGAAGGAAGAAGATAACTCGCAAACTCGGACTTCGTATGTCTCGGAGGCATGTTGATGATGAGACGCTTGTTCTTGCCGTTTGCAATGTCCTCGAACTTCTTCGCAATCATCTTGTGATGGGCCCCTGCGATAAACTCAGGCCAAACCTTTCGGACATATTTCAGGAAATCTTCACGGCACCCCTCTACTTCCGCCATCTGCGCGAGGCGAAGCTCCAGCTTCAGTCGTCGGTCTTCAACGTCCGGTGTTTCTGTACGTAGCATAGGGTGACCCTATCACATTGTTTCACGTGAAACATTAAGGGATATGGGACTTGTTATAGCAAAATACATACCCGTTAAGCCATATCATTTTTCATGTAGTTATTCACGCGAAACAAGGCCGGAGCCGCCGCCGTCCCCCCCGTGGGGCGCGATTCGCGATTTTTGGCGGATTTCTGCGGGTTTCGGGGCGGAAATCGGGCGCGAGGACCCTTGCGGAATGGTGCGCGATCCACGGCCCACGGCCCACGCGCCGCTATGCAATATGCGGGGGGCTCGATTGCTGCACATGCGAACGGTGCTACCGTGTTGTTTTTAATCGATGCCGGCGGTCCCAGGTCGTTGCATCGCACAACGGAATCCGACGGCGCTGCACAATGGAATCGGGGCGATATGGGGCGCAGGCCATGCAGCGGGCGCATGGGGGCGGGCGGTACGTTTCACGGACCACGGGGCGGGCGGCACGGGGCCTGATT